TCAGGTTAGCGTTCAGAGCTGGGGTGTAATCGAGAACACCAGCCATGGTCAGAGCTGAAGCTACGTCAGCTGAACACATGATGATGTTACCCTTTCCACGACGAGTTCTCTGAGCGATTCTGTTAGCATCTCTTTCGATTTGGAACAGAAGACCCTTGAACTTCTCAACTGACCAACGACCGTTGGAGTCGATATCCAGGTCAAATACACCCTGGGTAGCAACGTTCTCAACAGCACCTTGCTCAGCGATCTTGTAGATGGTTCTGATAACCTCACGGTTGATCTCAGCCAGAATCTCGCTTGACAGAATGTTAGCGAGTTCAGCTTCAGCGTTCAGACCGTGGATTGCCTTCAGGTCTTGAGCCAGTTCGAGGCTGTACTCAGCCTTCAGTGCTCTTGACTTAGCTGTAACAGTAACCTTCTCGATTGAGAAAGCCATCTGGTTGAACTGATCACCAGTTCCTGCGCCGAGGTTCTCAGCGTCACCAGTTACCATACCTTGACCGACATCATATGCGGTTGAGGTAGCAGTTCCAACTGGGTTCAGGATAGCTGGGTTGGTTCCTGACTGTGCAGTAGTACCAAGACCAGCAACAACATCAGAGAATCCACCGGTGAGGTTGAATCCGTCATCCTGACCAGAGAATGCGGTATCAACTTCGTTGTAGAATGCTTCAGTTCCGCTCTGGTTGTTGTAGCGGGAACGCATTGCGAAGATGAGTCCAGTAGGACCACTCATTGGTTGAACACCAGCCAGGTCATAAGCGACCAGGTTAGGCATTGAACGTCTGATCAGTGAGATCAGAACAGGATCGAAACCTGCGGTAGGACCACCAGCCGCGGCACCACCGGTGAATCCACCAGTGCCAGCTGAGTTGGTTGGGGCTTCCATCAGATTGAAGCCACTGCTAAATGCAGATTCTTCTCTTAAAAACTTTTCTTGGTTTTCCAGCAGGACTGCGGTTACCGCTCTACGATGGGAATCTTTGATTGGATCAAGACCCTCATAATTGAGGAGAGGTGCCCACTTTTCCTGCAGATGCTCGGAATGGAACATTTGCTTTTACCTTTGTGAATGTTTGTGTTTGATTAATATTAAATTCAGTTTTTAGCAACAGCCTGAAGAGTTCTCAGGTAGTTAGCCATTGGTCCCGAAATAGTTTCGGTAGAATGATCTACTCCCTCAGAAAGGGTTTCAGTGTGTGCCTTAGGAGCTTTGTTTGCTGGGAAATATGATTCCTTCAGCATCTCCAGTTTCTCACGATATTCTTCTTCACTTTCAAACTCAACACTTTCGGCAAGTGAAGCGAGCTTCTCTTTCTGAGTAGCAGCGAGGCCCTCAGAAATCTCATCGAAGATTCCATCAGCAACCGACTCTGCGAGTCTTTGGTTCAGTTGGATATTCTTCTCAATCTGCTCGTTGAGTTTTGTCTCCATGTCATCAAGTTTTTCTACCATGCTCTCAAGAACATCATATTTATCTTCAGGGATTGATACATAATGTGCTTCAAAAAGACCCTTCATTCCTTCCAGGAATGATTCGGTCATTTCGGTCTTAAGACCGTATTCAACTGCGAGTTGGTTCTCAGTGAACCACTCATCAGCAACATACTCAAGATAAGAATCAACTCTCTCTTCGAGAGCTTCCTTAATTTCTTCTACTTCCTCAGCAATTTTCTCTTGATACTCAACTTCAAGAGCTTCTTTGATCTCATTGACTTTCGCCATGAGTGCTGATTCGAAAACTACTCTTGCTTTCTCTTTAAATTCCTCGGAGAGTTCTTCACCACCGAGAAGAGCATTCACATCTTCTTCAATATCATACTCTTCAGTTGTTTCTTCTTCTACAACTTCTTCTTCTTGCTCTTCTTCAATAAGATCCTCATCATCAAGCTCTTCTTCCTCTTTAACAGCTGCCATGGCATCTGCCGCTTTTGCTCCCTTATTGACAACATTCTTAACTTGAGAAAGTGTCTTTCCAGGGGTCTTCAGCTTGGCTGAATCGTCATCAGATCTATAATTCTCTGGGGTAGGTCCGCCCAGATCCTCATAAGAACCGGCAATTGAAGTATCCATTGATTCCGCTGCCTTTGCTCCAGCATTAACGGCGGTTTTGGATTGCTTAGTGCCTACTTCCATTTCTTGTAAATCTCCACGAGACATTTGAACTCTCCGTTTAACCTTAGTTTTAAACTATATTTATTTATAAATTAAAGATTTGTAAGAAAATCATTGAATAAGTTCAACTTATTCTCTTCCAATCTTTTTTGATCTACAAGGGTATTGATTGTCTTGTAGGTTTTTTCTGCGTATTTTTCACGAAGAATACCACCATCCCATACCCATTCCTTTCCTTCCATGATTCCTGAAACAAAAGCATCAGGTGCTGAAGGATCAGCAACAATGTCAGCCGCCGTAGCTAACATAAAGTCTTCTCCAACAACATTGATTCCCTCTCTTGTCATACGAAGAGAACCAATGCCACGAGAAGAAACACCCAACTTTACACCCTCAGAAATCAGAGATTCTGCAATCTTACCCATTGGGGTTGAAAGAATCTTTGCTTTTCCGATGATATTATCACCACTTTCTTTCAGAGAAATAATCTTGTGAGAAACTCTATCCAGATTTACAGTAGGACCATCTGGATGTCCAAGTTCACCAAGTGCTCTACCTTGAGCAACATGATTCTCATTATAACGAGCAACTTCTCTACGAAGAGTTTCCATAGGATACATACGACCATTGCGGTTCTTGATGTTTCCTTGGAGAAAAACACCTTCGATGAAGAGTGACTTTTTACCGTTCTTGTTTTCAACGATAAATTCTACCTGTTCGATTTCTTCTCTGATGAGTTTCATGGCTTTAGTTTGTAAATCCTACTTTGTTTGCTTTGATTGCTGAAGATGTCCAAATAACATCAGTTGGAAGTTTTTCCAGAAACTCTACTGAGTTACCTGGCATACTGAAATAGTTAGTAGTTGCGGCACCAACAATAGTTGAAACTCCAACAGTAACAATACTACCAGTATCATTATGAAGCCTTACACAAGTTGCACTACCAATACTTGTAGCAGCACCAGCAGTTGCACCAGTAGTAACTTCAGTTTCAATTATCTTAGTTCTTTGCATTTTTTATAATGAAGTCTTATACTTTTTATTTATGATTCTTCGTATTCTTCAGTATCTCCTACTTCATTTCCAAAGAGAGAATTTGCAGCTACTGGCTTGTAGTCATCAACTCTTTCAGCAGCTTTTGAGAAAAGAATATCTTTGATCTTATCGCTAATTTGAGAAGGACTCTCATCAGAAACGATCATATCCATTAATTCATCCATACCTGTAAAATTTAATGTCTTTGTTATTTATCAGATTTCCCCACCCTCAGGAACTTCAACTGATTTTTCTTGATTTTTTAAATCAGGTTCCATTACTGGTTGTCCAAGATCCATGGCAGCTGCTCCACCACCCATAGGCATCGGTTGTCCAGTAGCTGGATCTACAGTCATCATTGCTGGATCAGGAATAGTTCCATCCTCAATCTCTTTAGAGATGAGTGCATTTTGATCAACAATTTCCTGATCAGTTTGACGTAAGATCTTTCTTCTCACATAATCTTGAGAGTAATACTTACCAACATAAGGTTCTGCTGTTGCAACTAAACTCAATCTTTCATTAAGAAGTTCTGCTTCTTTCAGTTCAGAGAAGTGATTATCATAAAGGAAGTCATATTGAATATGTTCATTCATGATCTCCCAATCTTCTGGGGTGATAATGTTCTTGAGAATCAATTGAGTTCTCAACATATCACTAAACATATTCGAGAATCTCTTTCTCAAACGACCCACAAATTTAGTAAACTTGAGTTCATCTCTTAAGATTTCTGAAGATCTTCCAAGATTAAATCCACCCTCTCCACCAATTCTTGTTGGAGGAACATTCAGAGATCTGTAAAGTTTTTCTTGGAAATACTTAATGTCAGTAATTTCTCCAAGATTTTGACCGCCAGGAAGTGTAGAGATTTCAGTTCCTCTACCACCTTCACGACGAGGAAGCCAGAAATCCTCAAGCATACTCATATACTTTTTATCATCACGGATTTCTCCAGTTTGAGCATCGTAAACTAACTTATTACGATATCTCATCATCACATCTCTGAGATATTGTTCGGCTTTTACTTTAGGGAGATTGCCAACATCAATGTAGAAGATTCTTCTTTCAGGTGCTCTCGATAATCTGTAGATAACCAAAGAGTCCTCAATCATTCTGAGTTGATTGAGTGCCTTAATTGCTTTATGAAGATATGAAAGTGTTGATCCCTTATTCCTATCAACAAGACCTGAAGTGCAGTAGGTTATAGAATCTCTGGAAAATTTTATTCCGGTGTTGGAACTAGTATCAGTTGGACTTGCTGTTGGATAAGATGTTTTTGGGCTATAGATGAAATACTCTTCAATTTCTGGAAACTCATAATCCATTGGATCATCAGATTTCATTCTTGCAAAAGTATTTGATTTATCCGGCTTATTTTTATTTTGACGGACATAACGCATCTTAAGTGCGTCGATATATCTTAATTCTTGAATACCTTCTTGTGGATTCTTTAAATCGATTACTTTGTGGTAATACAGCCTACCATCAACGTACCAATTTCTATAAATTTCGTGAGATTTCTTATCGAAATCTAAAAGTTCTAGAATATACTTAAACTCTTCTCTAATCTTTTTCTTAATTCCATCACTAGCATTCAGATTATCCAAGTCAATCTGAACGGGACTATCATTAGTATCTGATACAATAGCCTCATTCACAATATCTTCAATAGCACTATCACATTCTGGGTGAAGTGCCATTTCACGATATCTTTTGATTAAATCAAACTCTGTCCTGTAAATTCCTTCAATATCAACATAAGAACCAAAAAAACCACTACTCAAGTAGTGGTCAGTCCCATCCTCATTATTCTGAGGGACGGGACTGACTGTACTC